TCTCTACTAATTTCAGATGCTCTACCTAAAACAAAAGGTGTATCAGCTTCTAATCGCGATAAAGGAACATTTAATGATTGATATAACTTCCTTCTAAAGTAATCAACATATTCCATTTCACCTAGATTCTGTCCGCCAGGCAAAGTAGAAATTTCTGTTCCTCTTCCACCTTCTCTTCGTGGAAGCCAATAATCTTATAACATTGACTGGTGCCTTCTATCATCTTTTACTTCACCAGTTGCAGCATTATATACTAATTTATTTTTATACCGAGTCATTATATCTTTAAGATATTGCTCAGCTTTTTGTTTAGGTAAGTTTCCTACATCAATATAAAATATACGTCTTTCAGGTGCTCTTGCTATTCTATAAATTACAACAGCATCTTCCAACATCCTTAGTTGATTTAACGACTTAATGGCTTTATGTAAATGGGAAATAACAAACTTCTTATCTTTTGTCATTATACCCGAATGGGCCATAATGATAGAATCAACAGCTACCTTAACACCCATTTGACTTGGGGTTAATAATCCTTTTTCATTAAACAAATAATATTCTTCAAATCTGGGCAATTTGAATTCTGACGGTGTTTGCCTTGGGTCTGGAATTATTTGTCTAACTTTTTTAATTTTAAAAGAATCAATTAATCTTAATTCCTGAATTCCTGTATCAGTATGTTTTGGATCTAGCATTACATGATAAGAAATCCTACCTTCAAAATACCATCTCTTAAAAATATCATATGCTTGATTATTAAAATCAAGTAATTTTAAGATAAGTTCAAATTCATCTGCAATTTTATCTTGGAGATTTTTTGATAAACCGGTGTGTGTTAGATCTAGGTCAACAGGATTTCGTGCTTGATTAGTAATTATGGCTTCTTGAATAATATTTTCAACTGCCATATCACATTCGGGATGTTCGCCCATATCCCTATATTTCATAATTAAGTCAGCATCAGTTTTTGCAACTGCTTCTAAATCAAGATAAGAAGCGAAAGCACCACCTGCCGAAGTGGCTTCAATAGCGCCTTCTTGATTTTCGGGGAAACTAAGAGCAGGTAAGTCTTGTTTCTTTTCTCTCTCTATATTAAATCCAAAAAGTTTCATAATATATTTCTATTTAAATGTTCTGAATGCAAATTACTTGATATTTGCTTGTTCATGGGTATAGTAATCATACTGCCAATCTACCGTGAATTCTTGAATTGTATTCCCTGAATCCCAACTAAGATCAATAGCTGATATATTTGATGGCCACGCTCCTATGATTTTCCACTCTTGATCTTTTTCGCCATCTTTTTTAAACATTTTTAATGTCATTTGAGTCGTATATTTGGTTCTCGAACTAAAAATGTCCTTTTTGGCCACATTAGATTTATGACCATTAAGTAGTACCATCCATTTTTCAAGTGCGGCCTTCAGAGTATGCCCTTCATCATTGACAACTGTGGTAGACAAAGCAGGAAATTCTCTGCTTTCTCCGGCAACTTTTATATTGCGGCCAAAATAAGGCACTTCAATTGGGGTTAGCATAGAAGGAGGAATCTGAGCTCCCTTACACAAATATTTCCAATCTGAAGTTGCACCACCACCGGGAACTGTTCCCAAGGTCATTTCCATGAGATTAGTTCTGGCTCCACCACCAATTAATTTGCTTGTGAATGTACTTATTCTAAAATCTGCCATGTTTAAAAATCCTTATGCGCCGGTAGTTACTCCGGTATGTTCCCAATAATCATAAGCCCAAGTAACTGTGTATTCCATTATTGCATCATTTGGGTCCCAATTGACATCAACTTGATCCAAGGAAGTAGGAAAACAATTTTCAAACTTATATATTTGATCGTCCCCACCAGTTTTACTATATGTTTTCACACTCATATCCGCAATATAACCTGTAAGTTTATTTAACATTGTAGAATCACGAACGTTGCCCTGATGAGAATTTAATTTATTCATCCAGCTTTCTATTTGGTTTCTGATTGGATAACCTTCATCATTTATAATGGTTGTGGTTAAGTCCTCAAAAGTTCTATTTCCTGGAATTTTTACTGCTCGACCAAAATAATTTACGGTTGTAATGCCTAAAGCATTTGCCGGAATTTGCACACCCTTACACATAAAGGTCATGCCTGGACTTACTCCAGTTGTTGATGTATCTCCTTTAAGAGTAATTGCTACATCGAAAAGGGTAGCTCTGGCGCCCCCTTTAGTTAGTTTTGATATAAAACTATTTTGTCCATCTACTACAAATGCCATTTAAACCCCTAATATTATTGTATAATTATCTTTATTTATACAGCATTCACAACTTCTTCAAAATCTACACCACTTCGTACTGCAACAAAATTGAGCAAGATGAAGTTAATGGATTTCGTAGGTTTAATGAATATGCTACCAATAAACTCGTTTCGATCTATAACTTCTTGTGTATTATTTGATTCGTCACAAATTACAGAAAAGTCTGTGATACCACCTCTTCCTTGAATATCTCTGAGAAATGGTTCTACTGACGAAACAAAAGATGCTCGTGTGAAATCATCGTTGAACTCAAACATTGAGAACTGTGCGAAATTAGCAATGGATTTTTCCAAAGTAATGAACAATCTACGTACATTAATTCTATCAAACGCTGAAGGTTTGGCCAATAATGTTTTATCACCAAATAGTAACGTTCCTTGTCCTGAAAAAGAAACAACTGGATTTACACCATTTTTATAAAGATTGTCTCTTTCTGTTTTATTAGGATTCCATGCAAGCCGTGCTACACTTTTTACTTGACCTCTATTGAAGCCAGCTGGCGAAAAGAAGAAATCTCTTTCTAATGTTGTTCTTACAACAAGGCCAGCTACATCTGGATTTAATGGAATATATCTAAACGTATCATTATACTTGTCATATTGATATTTCCATCCAGAATCTATAACTGCATATGAAGTACTGGGCAAATTATTTCTAAAATCATTAATTGCTGTAACTTCTCCGCCGTCATTATTAACAACATCACTTTGCTCTGGGCTAATAAACACCATGCAATCTTTGCGAGTTTCTGCAATATTACTAATTAAGTAACTTGCAACTACGGAAGAACAAGAACCACCAAGTATTAATGAAATATCTATATCTTCTGAAGATTTAAATTTATCATACCCGGTAATTGTAATAGCATCAGTTAATGTTTGTCCATCAATACCACCTGTCATACTTGCATTAACAGTAATTCTATTTTGTGTAAATGCAGGTTTTGAAGCGGCATTAGCTGACGCTCCCCATGCTGCGGTATTGGGTGCAGTATCTGCGTCTGTTCCGGTGGGATGTTTCATCCACCAAATATATTTAGATTGTCTATTAATAGCTTCTTTATAAAAAAGAGCTTGACCATCTTCTGATTTAGCATCTGAAGCAACGGATAAAGCTGGGAATGTTTCTAATACTGTTCCCTTAACACCTGTCCATTCTCCGTCTTCATCTACTACAACTACATGAACTTCATCTTGTATTACACCTCTTCGAGTTGCAAAATCCGAAGTAAGTGGTGCATAATCAAATACACTTGCAAATTCCCACTCTCGTGAATATGCAATCGAACCGGCTATTGCTGTGGAACTTGGTGATATGGCTGTTTTCAAAGCTGCGCTTGTATTACTTGTAATAGAATCCAATTCATGTGTTTCTCCACCAATTGAAATCTTATCACCTACTGTAAGCTGTATATCAAAATAAGTTCCTGTTCCTGTCATCACTTTTCTTGCGGCATCTGAAACTTGAACTGTTCCCATTGCAGCCGTGGCTGGTTCAGAATAATGTGAACTTTTCATTCTTGTATATACTGGCGTACCAGTAACATCGGTATTACTTGAAGATTGCACAGTCATTGAAGTGTCTGATGCAATAGCAGTTACTAAGAAATAGGTGCCGCCAACATCATGTTTAATTATATCGTTAACTTGTAATTCTGTAGTATACGATGTTGATGTTCCTGATACAGTTCCTTCTGTTCCAGAAAAGGAAGTTGTCATGGTTCCTGTCAATGCTGCTTCTGCAATGTCAGCTCCACATAATCCGACTTTAAGTGAATTACCTAATTCGCCTGCAAATTTTGCTGCGAATTCTCCGTAATTATCAGATGCTCCGGACCCACCAAATTCGGTGTAATATGTATTGTAATAGGTTTCGGAACTTTTAATTAAGACAGTATTTGCCGCATCTGTCGTTGCGTTATATGCTGATGAATTTGCTACTCGAACAACATTTAAATTTTGACCATAGGCTAAAAAATTCGCCGCTGTGAAAAAAGATAGATATGTTGAAGAGTCAGGCTTCTGGAAATTTTCTACGAGTAGATCTTCACTGCTTACATTAACAAGTTGGTCTAAGGGTCCCCAGCGAAAAGCCCCAGCAAAAGCACCTGCAGTTGTTCCAGTCTCAGGCACAATTGTAGTTAAATCAATCTCACGTGTAACTACACCTGGACTTACTGTAAATGCCATCTTCTTCTCCTATAAATCATTAAGTTCATG